GTATAAAAATTCTCTCCTCTACCATTATATTTAAAATTATTATGGGAAGCATTATAATTATCATTATAACTGTCTAAAAATGCTCTAAATATCATAGAATCTGCTTCATCAGGTTGATCTGAATCTATAGCTTCTATTCTAAATCTAATTAAATCTCTATACTTTTGGCTTGTAAAATCTCCTTTAGTTCTTATTATATCTAAAGCATTTATTTTATCTACTGTTTCTGGACTATATACTGTGTAATCTAATCTTCCTAATTTATCTACGGCTCTATTTATTCTTTTTCCCGGATTACCTGTGTTTACTCTTTCTTCTCTAATATATCTTACACCATCCCCATTTGCTCCTGTTTTTAATTGATAATCAGAATAACCTCTACCCATATCTTTTCTAAAGTCTGTTATTTCTGTTGTTTTTACATTATATGCTCCTTCTACATCAAAATCTGTGTTTTTATATATTAATTTACGACCATTTATATCTGAAAATCCTGGAGAATCACCAGAACCCCCATAAGGACCCCCCGTTTTTTTCTTATTATATAATACTGATTGTCTTAAGTCTGCAGCTGATATTTTATAAGGAGAAAAGGATTGATCACCTGATTCTATACCTGCATTATAATTTGCTGTTGAATTTTTTAATATTCCTAATTTATTTAATTTAGAAGAATCTCCTCTTGTAAATTCATAACGTTTAAGAGTAGTTTTACCTATACCATATACTGAATGAGGACCACCACTATAATCATATAATACTCCTTGCCCCCCACCACTATCATCATTACCTAATATTCTAGCATCGTATAATGATATCATTCTATTAGCAGAACCTGCAAAGTTCATATTTTCTACGTTACCTAAATTATCAGCATTATTTCTTACTTGGTATTCGTATTTAGTATCTTCTGTTGAATCGACACCATATCCTTGTTTTATACCATAAGAACCTGGTAACCCTCCTGCTCTATTTATATGAAGTCCTGAAAAATTAGTAAAAGCTTGAGCTAATGTATTTATACCTAAAGGATTATATATTCTACTTCTTCCCCCTAAATTTAATCCAAATAAACTTACTGGTTGTTCTTCTGTTTTAGGATTTGATCTTTGTAAACCTGTTTGGGTAATTAACCATGCTGGTCCTCCAGGACCATCATATGCCCATTTTCCTAATCTTAAAACATCCTGAGCGGATCTTTTAATTGAAGTTAATAAACCCCCTCTAATTAAACCATCAGTAGCACTATCTACAAAATCACCTACTTGATCTAAAAATCCTGTGTCTCCTGGATTGGGAACATCTGGTAATTGATCAGCAGATAATTTTCCGCTGTATAAATAAGGTTCATTACTAAATTCTCCTCCTGGTCTATCTGATGTTCTTCCTTTTCCAAACTCAAAAGTTTTTTGTCTAAATATACCTTCAAAAACAGGCGTATAAGATTTCCCATAATTAAACCCCCCTGCTGTTGAAGGAGTATTGTGGTTGGGATAAGCATTTGCCCCAGCTGTTAAGTCTGTAAGAAGGGTTTTTAAAGCCATTTTGTTTTATTATGATGGAAGATTATTTAAATATTCTCCATTAGATGGTAGTCCCCCATCTAAATCTTTTAATCCTGCATTTATAGTAACGGTTGAGAAATTAGCTCCCCCATGATTATATTGGTAGTTTTGTGTTAGTAGACCTTCATGTAAATCTACACCACCTAATTGTTTGCCAGCTCCTCCTTCATCAGCAAAGCTAGGATTATTACTAAGTCCATTTAGATCTTTTGATCCCGCATCTATTGTAACTACAGGTGTGTTATGAGAATATTGGTATTCGTTTGTTAATAAATGTTCATGTAAATCTACATTATCTATTTTTTTACCTCCTCCTCCTTCATCTGCAAAGCTAGGATTATTAGCTAATCCATCTAAATCTTGATAAGGTGAATTCTGTGAACCCCCCGGTACTAAAGATAATGAACTTTCATGTACTTGAGAAGCTATATCTGTAGGTCTTTGGAATTGAGGACCTTGGTTACCATCTAAGTCTTGGTCTCCCCCCGGAGGTCCTGGTTGTATTCCTTGCATTTGTTGTGGATCATATGTTAAACCTGTATTTCCAGATTTTACTACTGTATCTTCCATTAAATCTACTAAATGATCTTGACTATTAAAGGGAGAGTTTGCTGTTCCCCCTAAAGTATTAAAATTAGGATCAGGTACAGCATTTTCTACTGATGCCCCCGGTATTGTAGATTGGTTTGTAGAAGTTTGATTAGGTGCCCCACCAAAACCCCCTACTACATCTAAATTTGATTTTAAATCTTTTAATCCCATAATTATTTGTTTTATTGTTTATTATAAATATATTCTATTCAAATCTTGTTTTAAAATTTTCATTTCTTGATTGATAATTTACTTCATTTAAACCAAATGGAGAAGCTACTACTACTCCTGGTTTAGTATTACTTACTGCATTTATAACAGCATCTGTAAATCCTTGGAAATTAGGTCCTTCGCTACTAGGTACTTCTCCTCCTGCTTCTGCTTTTCCTCCTACTATTCCTCCTCCTTTATTCATAGCATATAGATTACCTAATCCTACGCTTTGTACTCCTTGTCGGCTCATTATAAATTCACCTTGTTCTGCCTCTATTATTGTACCCCCCGCTGAGTGTCTATTTCCTCCTATAAATCCTCCTTTTTCTGCTTTATTTAAATATTTAGCACCCATAATTCCTATTGTTGCAGCTGCAGCTATACCTAAAGCTGCTCCAATAACAGGTATTGCTCCTAAACTTTTTATAACCCCCATTGCTGCTGCTCCTATACCTTTTACTAATCCTTTTTTATCTATTAAATTTCTAGTTTTAGCTAACCCAATTCCTATTTTTTCTTTTATATTATATGCTGCTTTTAAGGCAACTCTACCTTTTTCTATAAGAGCTATACTTTTTACTGTAGCAAAATATGCCATTGCTCCTACTCCTATAGCTCCCATAATTAATTCCATTTCGCTCATTTTTTCAGTAGTTCCTGTAAACATACCAAATATTTTACTTATACCTGTAAATAATAAATTTATAGGTTCTAAAACAGCAGTTAATATATTTAAGAACTGTCCTACAGGTCCACCAACTAAATCAACAAATACTCCTTTTAATTTCATTACTGCGTCAGCCATTTGTTCTTCAACATTTCTAGCTTCCATTCTTTTAGCTAAATCTTCTTTTCCTTCAGCTCTTAATTGCTCAGCTGTTTTACCCATCATTTCTTGATTCATTAACATATCAGACATTTCATTAGATGACATTCCAAATGATTTAGCTAAAGCATTTTGTTGTAGTACATTCATTTTACTATATTCTGAAAATGAACCAGCTTGTTCTGCTATTTCTTTTGATAATCCTTCATAGTCTCCCGTTAATGCTAGTAATCTGGCTTTTTCAAGATTTAATTCTTTTCCAGTAAGTAATTCTGCTTCTAATTCTGATTCAATAGATGATTGAAAATTAAGCATTGAATTTCCTGCTGCTGCTACTTGTTCTAATTCCATACCAAGAGCAGATGCTGTTGCTACTGCTTTTGTTATTTCTTCAAGACTACCCCCCATTTGGGCTCTAATTTGTCCTGTAACATTACCTGCTTTTTCTAATGTTTCTTTAAAAGGAACAGCTACACCTGTTGCCGCTCTTATTGAACTTACTATACCTAATGAGTTTTTATATTGTTTATCTATAGATTTACCTACTACTAAAGATGATTTTGCAAAATTTGCTGTTGCCTTACTAGATAAACCTACTTTTTCAGATAAAACAGTAGCATCTTCTGTCATTTGCATAGAAAAGTTAGCTGCTACTCCTAACTCACCTTGTAACATAGAGAATGTTTTTAACATTCTTTCAGCATTTAAGGCCATATCACCTGAAGCTGCTGCAGCTTGGGTCATTTCATTTCTTAATCCTGTTGCTTCTTCACGGGATATACCCATTCCTTTTTGCAATCCAACTATTTGTTTATCAAAAGCAAGACCCGCTTTAACTAAAGCAGTAATAATAGTTAGAGGGTCTAACATTCCCTCTTTAATTTGTTTACCTGCTTCCTTAATCCCTACTTTCATAGTAGAGAATTTATTATTTATAAGTTTACCATTCTCATCAACTTCACCTGCATGGTCTCTCATTTTTTCTAAAATACCATCTGCATCTGTAAATTGACCTACTATAGGAATTTTTGATACACCTTCCATAAGTTTACCAGTAAGACCCATGTTTTTATTGATCTTTTCCTGATGTGCATTTTCTTCTTGTAAACCATCTACTATACCATCAACTTCTTGTTTAGTTTTATTAATAATATAAAGTTGACGTTCTTCAGCACTCATATTTTTAATACGAGTTGCCAGACCTTTTTCTTGACTTGCTACTTGGTTTTGGATTTTTGTTTGAAGTTCTGTATCTATTTTAAGACCTTTGGCTTTATCCTCAGCCATTTGGGCTAATTTTGCTTTTTGATTAACTAAGCCTTTTTCAATATTAGCAGCTAACCCAATAGCTTTTTGATTAATATCCTTATTGTCTTTAAGGATTTTTTGCTTTTGTTTTTCTAACTCTTCTGATTTACCCTGGAATTTAGTTAAATCTTTTTGAACATCTTTTGTATCCTTATAACCTGATTTCATTTTTTGAACAGCATCAACTAATGAATTAGATAAGTTTAGTGCTTTCTTTTCAATAGTTGTTCTGTCCTCAACAAGTGATACAGCAAATCTAAGTTGATCATTTAAGTCTACTACTCTATCATAGTATTTGTCTAGATTCTTAGTTGCTCTTGCGTCTGGTCCTCCTTTAAATTCTTTATCGTCTTCCGCCATAATATAAGGTTATTCGTGTATAAATATAAAAAAAGGAAAAGTGCTTACGCACCTTTCCTATTTATTAAAGTAAAAATTAGAAGAAGGATCTATATTAGGTCTAGATATTTCACCATCACCTATATTTGAACGTCCTTTAGCTTTTTCTATTTCTTCATTTTGTTTTTTGTTATATTCGTTGATTCGGTCTATATGAAACCTCCTCATCCAAATGGGCATATCGTATACTTCTGAATGTTTAAAACCACCGCCGCCATGGAACACGAGATCATGGATCTCAGTATACAATAATTGTCTATAATTCGACGTCAGGCCAAAAAAAGTTAGCATTGATAGGAACTGTTACTCCTTCTTGAATATGCCCATCTTCAAATTCAATGTTAAAATCTAAATCAATATCTGGTTGTATGCTAGTAATATAAGTTCTTAATGCTCTAGCATCTCTAGCTAATAGTTCTACATCTACAAATTGTCTTATTGTCTTTTTTTCATAATCACCATCTACTGATAAAATTAAATGTTTCATCCTTGTAGTTAATTGAGGATCTGCTTTTTTATTAAGTTTTTTAAGTCCCTTTAATTCAGCTTCAATTTTTTTCTCATCAGCTTGTGTTAAAAGCTTAAATGTAACTTGTCTTTTTGAAGTAGGTAAAGTAAATTCAAATTCATTTTTACCTTCTACCATTATACTTTCGTCAATGTATATATCATCTGCTTTTGTTAAATCAACAGTTACTACTTCTATTTCGTTTGTTTTTGGGTGTGGTGTTTTAAAAGAGTATTCTGCTCCATATCCTAGAATTCTAGATGCTACTAATACTGCATTTTTATCTCCAATTAATAATTCACTATAATCAATAGGAGATAAAATAAGAGATTGTAATAATTTATCAATTACTGTTCCATTTGATATATAATTTTGATTTGTAAGGATATCTTCCTCACGTGCTGTCATATATTTCATTTCTATGACTCCACTTCTTAGTGGGGATCCTTCAGGATAAAGTAAACCTTTTGAGGGTAATGTTACTTCTTCGGAAGGAAATTTAGGTTTTTGTTGTGTTTGTTCCATAACGTTATTTATTTATTAAAACTAGTTCAGATATACATATATAGAGAGACAAAGAAAGCGCCAAAAAGGCGCTTCTTTTTTATAAAATTATTACTATTAGTAATTTAAGATGGCGTAATCCATTCTAATAGTGATTGAAATATTCATTGGTGTATCTGAAGCCCAATCAGCGTCTCCAAAGTTAGCTGCTTTACAATAAGCACCTTTACAGATCCATTCTTCAACAACATCACCTACAGGACCTAAAGCGTTAAATCTAATGTCTTTTTTATAAAAATCAGAATAACCATCTCTACCTGTAACTGATTCGTGTGACAAACGAACCCATTCCATTACTGCTTGTGCCCCTGATGGTGTTACGGGATCATAAAGATCAGCTGTAATATCTTGCCAATCAGCTTTTCCTTTAATTTTTCTTTTCACGTTAATGTGATCAAGAGTTACGTCATTAAATGAGATGTTAGGTCTTCCTACCTTTTTTACTAAAAATGCTGGAATCCCATCGATGTACATTACAAACCTATTTTGTAATTTAGGTTCAAATGCTGTGAACATCATTTCGTTTGTGTTTAATATTGCCATCTTTATTGTATTTTTATTGTTCCGTTATAAATATAAATTTTTTCTTTTTTTTAGTAGCTTCCGCCACCACCTCCTCCACCACCATTATCAAAAGTAGCTCCTGTTGGTAAGATGTTAAAGTCTAAAATTATGTATTCAGCTGTTTTTGTTGGTTGTAAATAAATTCCCCCTACTAACTGATTTCTATCAATTTCTGTTGGTGTATTATTACTTTCATCCATTACTACTCTAAAAGCAAATAATCCTTGTCTTTGTTGTACTGACTCTAAATATGGGTTTACTATATTTAAGAATCTATTTCTAGTTTGAATTGTGTTTTGTTCAAATACTAAGTATTTAGAAGAACTTGCAATAAATTTCTTAACTGCGATTAATAATCTTCTAACATTAATTCTATCTAATGCTGTTGGTCTTGTTTGAAGTGTTTTCTGACCCCAAATACAAACTCCAGTTCTAGGGAATGTAGCTATTGGGTTTACTTTACCTTCATATAAGCTATCTCTTTCAGCTTGATTTAATCTTATTTTAGCTTCTAATACATTTCCTAATACACCTCTATTTAAACCTGCTGGTGCGAACCATTCAGCAGCAATGTTATCTGACGCAGCTATTGCACCCGGTACTATAACCGATGGTGGAACAAATACTGGTTTATTAATCGAAGTATCTAGCACTTTTACCCATGGATAATATACAGCAGCATAATTACTATCTAAAGCTGATGCTTCTGTAACAGCTGTTGTTACTTTATCATTAACTGTTGTTAAATCCATTACATAAAATGCGTCTCCTCTGTCTTCTACCATTGTAGTAGCAGCGTCTGTTACTGAAGAGTGGATTCTTTTTATTACACCAGGTAATACTAACATATTCATATCATATTCATCTTGGTTTGAAAGAATATCAATTGCTTTTTTATATGCTGAATAACCTGTAGCATTTGTAGAACTTAAATCCATACCTTGCATGTTAGTGGTAGTTATAAATTCTCCTGTTTTAAATATTTGTGATGTTTTATATCCATCATACCCTCCTTGGAAAGGTAATGTAAATTGTAATTGTGTAGCTGCAGGTCCTGTAACCCCTGTTGAATCTAAAGATGCACTTAATGAACCGTTCCACAATCCTGAATCTGCATGTCCAGAATAATTTTCAACATTAAAATCTCCTGATACATTAGCTACTGAGTTATCAGGTAATGGTTTTAGGAAATTCATATTATCTACTTCAACATCTTGGAAGTTAAACCCTAAAAACGCTTTACTATTATATGCAGTTCCTAAAGTTTGATCTGATTTATAAGAAGCTGATGGATGTGATACAGTTGGTGAAAATGCTGCTACATTTATTGGGTTATGTACTGCTCTAAATCCTTTTGGTGATAATTTAGGAGAGTATGATTTATCTGTAACTGCTTGAGCTACTTCAACTCTAATAAATTGTGATTGATTTGGATAATCTCCCTCTGTTATTACTTTATCAAATAAAGTACTGTATGTTGCTCTTCTATCTCCAATTACTCTACAAATGTAATTTACACTATCTGGATTTAGATTAACGTTATTATATTGTTCTAGTATTGTTTTTCTTGAATCTTTATCACCACAACTTCTAACTAATACGCTAAATGTACTATATTGCTCTTCTCCATCTATATCAGCTGGTTCTTTTAGACCTGTTATAGAAATTTTATATTGTGTATTACAAGCGGCTCCATCATTTAAACAATGGAATTTAAATAAGTTTTTAACTACTCCACTTTGGAACTGTGAAGTGATAAATGGTGTAGAAGCATGTGTATATCCTTCAGCAAATGAACTTGTATAAGTCATTTCTGCTGATTGAGTAACTAATATTATTTCTCTTGATGAATTTAATCCTGGATATCCTGCTGCATCTGTTCCTTCGTCATTAGCAACTAATGATGCTGTAGCAGTTGCTGTGATTGATAATTGAGCATCTACAATATTTCCTGATTCTAGATTTGTTACTGTTACTACCCCACCTACAAAAGATGCTGTAACTCCAGGTATTGAGCTAAATCCTACAGATGCTGAAGCTGCCATTATTGATGCTGTCATAAAACCACCATCATCCTGGATTCCATCTCCAAAGTTTATAACAGCATGTGATGCTGTTACTCCTGCTGGTACAAAACCTGAATGTATTAAAGAAGATGAATATGGAGCTGCACCTAAACTTACTGCGGCATCATAATTAGATGAACTAAAGTTCACTAGGTGGAATATTTCATCTCCTGTCGAAAGATAAATCGAACCAGAACCAGCAAAATTAGGACTATTAAAACTTCCTGTGTTTACTAATTCATTAGCAGTACCTCCACCAAAAGTTATCGTAAATGATTCTGCTGTGGAAGCTGCTGCTGCTGCAGTTGATAATGTTTTAAAGTTTGTATAAATATGAGCTGAAGCTTCATAAGCATTAGCTCCTGTTTTGCTATTATTTGAGTCAGATCCTATTACTTTTGTAATATAATCTACATTTGTTGGTCTTAATGAGGCAGAAAATTGTTTAGCAGTTGTAAAACCAGAACCACTAAATTGTAAATTAAAACTATTTGCTATCTTATTATCAGTACCTGCTAAAGTAGATAATAATGTTTGGTCTAAACCTATATCAGAATCGTTTTGAGAAGGGAAAAATGTTGTTAATAATACATTATTACCATCTGAACCACTCAAAGCTAAACCAACTACGCCTGTAGGAGTAGTAGCTGTAGGGTCTAATTTTTGACCACCACCACCTAAAACTCTTACTACTGTAACAGTTCCTGCGTTTTTTAAATATTCTTTTACTGTTTGTGGTACGTAAGTTGTTGAGGATAATCCTCCAAACTTTGATTCAAATTCACTAAATCCTCTTCGTATTACAGTTGGAACAAAAGCTGGTCCTTTTGTTGTTGGTCCTACAATAGCTGCTCCAATAGCGCCGATTCCTTGAGGTAAAAATGATAGGTCGTTTTCTCTAGTAAAAACACCTGGTGATACAATATTTTCTGCCATTTTGTTATATTTTAATTTGTTCTTTTTAGATTACAATGTTATCTGGATATAAATATAAAATAAATCTATAAACCGAAACAATTTTAGGCGATTATTTTTAATAATCACCTAATAAATATCTAAACAAAATTAAAACCTAGTCTACTGGCTTAAATTCGTTAGTTTCTAAATCAAAAGTACCTTTACCATATTTATCTGATAAAGTTTGAGCTAAAGTTTGCTCTTTAACTTTTAATTGAGATAGCGATTTTTTTAATTGATTTTCTTGTGAGTTTAAAGCTTCTTTATTGATAGATATTTGACCAAATCTAATAATAATTTGATCCATTTCTGTTTGGATTTCTTTTAAAGATGCAATTTCTTCTTCTGTAAATTTTTGTGCTGACATAACTTTATTATTTATTAATTATTATATTCGAATATACATATATGTAAATTAAAAAGACCCACCATCTATTGTAACAATATTTGAAGAAAGAGCTGTTATTGTTCCACTTGCACTTATATTTCCAACTACTTCTAGTTTTTCTCCTGGTGAATTTGTTCCAATACCAACCTTATCATTTCCTGCATCTGTAAAGAATAAATTAGTATCTGTGTCTCCTTCTATTCTAACATCAATATCTGCATGACTTTCATTAAAAGTTATTTCTCTTGTGTCACCACCACCATCACCATC